TTCCAAAAATTAACCACAGCAATTGATGGTAGATTACCTCAAAATTTTGATGCATTAGCAGTTCGTCCAACAAAATTCGAATATGAAGTTGCATTAGGCAATCGAGAAGGTTCAGCAACTTGGAATAAATGGGGCTATAATGATGATATCGATGTTGGAACTGAGACTGTATGGAGTGTTGGTGGCATATTTTCAGCATTAACAACAGCTAACACACTATCAATTGTTTCATCAAATGTGAATGATATAAGTGGTGGAACAGGTGCTAGAAGTATAATTGTATATGGAATTGATGCGAATAGGGATGAACAGACAGAGGTTGTAACATTGAATGGAACAACACCAGTTGTAACGACATCAACTTGGTTAGGAATAAATAGACTTGCAATATATATAAGTGGAAGTGGTGGAGCGAATGCTGGAACAATAAATGCAACAGCAGTAACTGCTGGAACTGTGCAAGGTCAAATACCATTAGGATTAGGTTCAAGTCAACAAGCAATATTCTTTGTTTATGCTGACCATCAAATGTTATTAGATTGGATGTTATTAAATGTAAATAAGTTAAGTGGTGGAGGTAGTTCACCAAGAGTAACTATTAAAATGCTTGTTCATTCGTTTGTAAGTAATTCAAGATATGAAGTATTTAGACACACAATTGATACATCGGTTGAGAATACAGTGGAATTAAAACCATCTCAACCATTTCAAGTTGGTGAGAAGAGTGTAATAACAGTTGAGGCAACAACGGATACAAATAATACGATAGCGAGTGTAAGGTTTAGTGGTGTTCAAATCAAGAATAGATAACGATTAAAGATAATTTAAAGATAAATAAATATAATGGCAAAAGAAATTAAGATAGACATAATAATAGATGCGAGCAAGTCAGCACGTTCAATTAACGACTTAAATAAGTCTTTAAATGATATGAAAACAATAGCTTCAGAATTAGACCCAGTTTCTGAAGAATTTAAGAAATTAAATGCTGAGATTGTTAAGACTGATACCAAGGTTAAGAATCTAGGAAAATCACTTGAAGGTTTAGATACTGATGCTAAGGCTGGTGAGTTAGGTAAATTAGCTGGTGGTTTATCTGCTGTTGGTTCTGCGGCAGCTTTGGCATTTGCTGGAAATGATGATGCTGAGAAGTTCTTCAAGACATTTGCACAAGGTATAGCTGTGACAAACGCAGTTAAGGGTGGAATTGAATCATATACTGCATCTGTTAAATTATTAACAAAAACAACACTGCTTCAAGATATTGCACAAAAAGCAGCAGCTGCTGCACAACTTATATATACTACAGCTGTTGGTTCTTCAACTGGTGCGTTAAAACTATTTAGATTAGCTTTAATTGGAACTGGTATTGGTGCAATCATTGTTGGTATTGGATTGCTTATAGCTAATTTCGATAAAGTATCAGAAGCTGTTTCAAATGCTGTTAAGAAGTTTAGAGAAATGGGCCCTGTAATGAAGGCTATACTTTATCCAATTACACTTGCAATAGCAGCTTTTGATGGTATCATATTTGCACTTGAAAAGTTAGGTGTTATTGATGATGAGAACACTAAGAAAATGAAGGCTAATGCTGAAGAGAGAGTGTTGAATACTAAGAAAGAGGGTGATGAGATAAGTGCAAGGTATGATTTAGAAATAAGAAAAGCTGCTGCTGCTGGTAAAGATGTTCTTGCAATTGAACGTGAAAAGAGACTAGCAATACTTGAGAATATAAAACTTCAAGGTGAAGCTATTAGAGCACAAGTAAAAGCAACTGGTGAATTTACTGAGGACCAAAAGAAACAACTTAAAGAATTAACAGATTTAGCTAAAAAGACTAAAGATGATTTAATTGTAGGTGATATAACAGCAGAAAAAGCTAAAAATGATGCACGTATTAAAGCTAACGAAGAAGCTGCTAAGAAAATAAAAGAAGAAAAAGATGCTTTAAAGAAGATTGAGGACCAAGAGAGAAAAGATTTATACGCAGAGGAAATTGTTGTTAATGAAGAATTAGATGCAATAGATACTGAGTTTTATGAGAAAGGATTAAAAAAGGAAGAAGAACAGACACAAGCATCATTAGATGGTATGAAAATCATTCAAGAAGAGGAATTAGATGCTCAAATAAAAGCATTAAAAGATGAAGAAATTATTGCTCAAACAAAAGATGATATTAGACAAGGTAGTATTGATAATGCGATTGGTGGGTTAAATACTCTTGCTGCGTTAGATAAAGATAATAAAGCATTACAAGCTGCTGCTCTTGTTGCTGGTAATGTTGCTGCAATAGCACAAACAATACAATCAACCACAATTGCAAATGCTAAAGCTGTTGCTGCATTTCCAGTAACGTTTGGACAGCCTTGGGTTGGTATTAATACAGTTAGTGCTGGTATTGGTATAGCGGCCTCTATTGCTGCAACAGCTAAAGGTTTATCAGCTTTAGGTGCTGGTGGTTCACCTGGTGCTAAACCATCATTACCATCTGGTGGAGGTGGAGGTGGTGCTGCTCCAGCACCATCGGTTAACACTCAACAGTTATTTGCAACTCAGCAATTACAAGGAGCAGAAACTGAACAAGTATCAAGTGGTGGAATTGGTCAACAACAACAAGTAATTAAAGCTGTTGTATCAGAGCGAGATGTTACTGCGGTTCAGAATAGAATATCTAATTATGAACAAAGGTCAGAAATAGGTTGAGAAACAAACATAGATTACCCATAATTTAATATAAAAAGTATGGAATACAATCATAAAAATATAACGATAGGTGCTTATAATGAGTACCTATCTTTGTTAAATGAAACTTCACTTGAAGGGTTATATAAGCGTTTAGCTATTATATCAATTGTAACTAAAATACAAGTATCAGAACTTGAAGATATGGATTATAAAGATTTGATTAAGTTAGGTAAACAAATTTCAGATATTGACTTATCAGTTAAACTAGATAAATTCAATACTACAATTACCTTAAATGATATGATATTTAAATCAAACTCAACACATAATAGAATAATAGTTAATGTTGGAGAATCAATTAAATTAAATGAAATTAGAGAGAAGACTGGTAATATAACATTACTTGATGTAGCTGCAATTATGTTCACAAATGAGGATACGACATTCGAAGATAGAAAACTAATATTTGAGGATATGCCATTAGAATATATTATACCTTATTTAATTTATAGAAATGAAAAATCCTAAGAGTTGGAGTGACATAACAGTTAGTCAATTCATTGAGATACGAGCAATGGAAAATAATAATGAGATAGAATTTCTTTCTATTCTATTTGATATGCCACTTCAACAATTAAATGAAATGGATGTTATTACTTTTAATAAGTATCTAGAAGATTCTTCTTTTATTAACACACCAATAAGTCAAAAAGCAAAAAATTCAATAACTATTTCTGATATAGAATTTCATAAAATTGATTTATATAAGATGACAATTGGAGAGTTTATTGACCTTGAACATTACTTTACAAATAATTATTATTTAAACCTCGATAAGATTCTTGCTATAGTATATAGACGTAAGATAACATCAGAAAATGTTTTATTGTTTGAAGATACATTTGAGCCTTATGATAATTTTATAGATGTTAGAAGCAAACTATTTAATCAAGCTTCAATTAATGATGTTAATGGAATAATATCAGAGTATCTTATTTTTAGAAAAAGAATTTTTGATGTTTATTCTGGATTATTTAACACTGATGAAGAGTATGTTGATAATGAAGATGAAATTGAAAATGATGATAAAGATATTAACACCAAAAAAGATAATTCAAGTAATGAATCTAAAGCAATTAAATGGGGATGGGACCTTATACTATATAAACTAGCACAAACAAATCCATTAGATATTGATAGAGCAACTAATATACCACTCATTCAAGGTTTGAATATACTTGCAATGATGAAGGAAATGAATTTAAATTAAACAAAATAACAATTATAATAATTTAAGTGTATATGAAAAATAATATTCCAACTTATAATATTTCAATTAATCCAGAGGATGCATTCGGTGACGAAAAGTTAGGTATGGATATGATTGCATTTGTTAGCACTCCAGCAATAATCACAAAGGGTGTAGCATTCAATGCAAAACAAATGACATTTAAGGATGCGTTGCTTATGAGAGTTGCTGCTCCAGCACTTATTCCAGATATGCCTATATATCGTTTTGATGAAGAATTAGGTGAATATAATGTGGTATTTACTAAAGAAGTAATTGAACAATTAAGGTCAGATTTTATGCTTAACAAAACACAATTGGCTTTCAATTTGGACCACGATGGTAATCAAGTTGCACCAGCATATATACTTGATAGTTGGATTACGGTTGAAGATAATGACCCATCATTTACAAAGTATGGTATTAAGTTGCCAGCTGGTAGTTGGTTTGTTGTATCTCAATTTACAGATAAAGAATATTTTCAAAATGAAATTATTAATAAAGATAGAGCAGCTTATTCAATTGAGGGATTCCTTGGTTTGGCTTTATCGAACATAAAACAAAATAAAAACAAAGAAAAAATGGAAAACGAAACAAAACAAAAATTCGAGATGTACAAACTTGTGGATGGTACTCCAATTTGGATTTCTGCATTTGAAGTTGATGGTGAAGTATTCATCGTTGATGAGTTAATGGAAAGAACCCCAATTGCTGACGGTAGATATGCATTAGATAACGGAAACGAATTTGTAACTGCTGCTGGAAAAATCACAGAAGTTATAACACCAGCTGAAGAACCAGTTGCTGAAGAAGCACCAGTTGAAGAAGCTATGGCTGAAGAACCAGTTGCTGAAGAAGCACCAGTTGAAGAAGTGGTTGAAGAAACTATTAATGAAATTGATGAGGCTGCAATCTTAAAAGTTGTTCAACCTAAATTAGATGAATTAATGGCTGTAATTGCTGAATTGAAAACTATGGTTGAATCAATGAATATAACAGAACCAACTACTGAAGAAGTAGAAATGAGTGCTGCTGAAAAATTGAATTTTACACTTCAAAAACTAAGAAACTTATAAAAATAAACAAATTAATTAAAATCATAATTTGATAATATAACATAAAAACAAAAAATTTAAACAAATGAAAAATAACAAATTAATGTTTGACTTAACAAACAACTCAACATCTGAACCTCTTTTAGCGGAAGGTGTATTTGGTGCAGCTTTATTGCAAGCTAAATCTGTTGAAACTTTCAGCAAAATTCTTAACGCAAAAGATACTGTTAAATTAGGTCTTCACGATTTCGGTAACGTATTACAAAGTGCTTCTTGTTCACCAGCTGACCAAGGTGCTGGTACACTTGACGAAAAAGAAGTTAGTGTATGTGCTTTAGATGTATACTTCACAGTATGTCAAAGAACTCTTGAGCAATCTTTTATCTCTGCTAAATTAGCTGCTGGTTCTAACAACGTAGATTTCTTACCAAGTGACTTCCAAGCTTACTTATCAACTAAATTAGCTGAGAAAATTGCTAGTGATATTGAAGTTGTTGCTTTCCAAGGTAACACTTATATGACTGGTTCAACTTATCCAAACACACTTTGTAATGGTTTACAAGTTAAATTATCTGGTGATTCAACTGTTGTTGATGTAACTGCTACTGCAACTACTTCTTCAAACGTAATCGCTAATTTAACTGCTGTTTACAATGCAATCTCTGACGAGGTTATGTCTAAACCAGACTTAGCTATCTATGTATCTTCTAACATTGCTAGAGCATACAGACAAGCATTAGCTAACGCATCTGCTGAAGCATTCTACAACCAAAAAGACTTGAAAATGTCATTCTTAGACATTGAAATTATCGAGGCTCCAGGTATGTCTGCTAATAAAATGATTGCTGCACAAAAATCAAACTTATTCTTAATGAGTGATTTAGTGTCTGACTTCACTGATATTATGTTAATCCCACAATTGGATAAAACAGGTAAACACCAAATCGTTGTTTCTGGTTCATTCAAATTTGCTGTTGATTATGCAGTTGGTGCTGACATCGTTTACTGGTCTTAAGATTAAGTAATATAAATAAAAAATAAACAAGGCTGGCTAAGTTAGTCAGCCTTTTTTATACAAAATAATAACAAATAAAAATTTAAATAAAATGGCTTGTAATACATCATTAACATCAATCTTAAAAAGTTGTGATAACAACGTTGGAGGATTAACTTCATTTTACATTGCTCCGAGTGAGTTTGTTTCAGCTTCAACTGTAACAGCTGGTGAGGTAACTGCAATTACAATGAGTGGTGCTTCAACTTTCGTTGAGTTCCAATTCAATAAAAACTCAGCAAGTTACACAGAAGAAGCTGCAATCGACTTGACTAACGGTTCAACATACTACACTGAAACTGTAACACTTACAATTCCTCGTAGAGATGTTGATAAGAGAAATGCTATCGCATTAATCGCTGCTGGACAAAGAGACCTTAAAATCATCGTTAAAGATGGTAACGGTATCTACTGGTTTGTTGGTTATGCTAACTCTGCTAACTTAACAGCATTAGCTGAAGGTTCTGGAGCAGCAAAAGCAGATGGTTCTAAATATACACTTACATTCGTTGCTGAAGAACCAGAACTTATGTATACTGTTGATAGTGCAATCATAGCAGCAATTATCTAATTATAACTTTAGATATATAATATTAAAAAGCCTTACGTTTGTGAGGCTTTTTTTATTGTGAACAAGTCCATATTACACATAATTTAATCATATATGATAAACTTACAGAAAGATACAGCTAACACAGTGATACTTGAATTAACATCAGTGTCAACTCTTTTGAATCCTTACTATTTGTTTGAGGCTATAAATGATATGCAACCAACAAATATTACTTATTTTACAGGTACTGACCTTTCAACATATAAGTGTAGGTATAATAGATTTACAATAACTGAAACAGGTACAACTTATGTTAACCTTACTGGTGGAACAATAAACCTTATAACAGGTAGTTATAAGTATAACATTTATGAAGCATCAGCAAGTACATTAAGCGTATCAGCAACAACTGGAAGTATTATTTCAACTGGTAAATTAATTGTTGATGGTGAGGATACAGAATTACCAGAAGTATATAGATAAAAAAAAAGAACTATGGGATTATTTAATTTTAATAAAAAAACAGAGAAAACTCAAACTGAGTTTATACAAACAAAAAAAGAATTTGGAAACGAAGTTGGTGGTTTTAATTTTGATACTAACTATTCTAAACCAATCCAAGAGCCTTACAAGTCATCTCGTGGCTATTTGTATGGTGTTAATGGTATGTTCCCATACGAACTTAACCATTTATATAATCAATCTCCTTTGCATTCCGCAATTATCAACTTCAAAACTCTTTTGACTGCTGGTAATGGATTGGTTGGTATAGGTCTTGAGAATCTTGATACCAAACAAAAGATTGAATTTAACCAGTTGATGGTTCAGTTTTCAGCGATTGAAAATGAAATAGCAATGGATTATTTTATTCATTCTAGATTCGCTTTAAAGGTAACTTGGAATGCAGATAATACAAAAGTATTAAAGGTAGAACGTTTTGGTCCAGATACTGTTAGAGTTAATGATTTAGATAATCAAATGCAACCAGTTAACTATATCTATTGTTGGGATTGGAATAATCCATCGAAATATGGTACAACAATATATCCAAAATTTGACCAACAAAACAAAAAAGAGAAAGTTCAAATACTTATGTATCAAGCCACAAGTCCAACTAAAAAGATTTATGTTGAACCTTCGTATATCTCTTGTTTAAATTGGGTTCAATTGGATGCTCAAATGAGTGAATACCATAGAGCAAATATTCAAAATAGTCTTAACCCTTCAATGCTTATTCAATTCTTCGAAAGACCTGGTCTTCCAGAAGAAAAACAAGCAATACTTGATGGCCTTAATAATTCATTTGCTGGAGCAAAGAAAACTGGTAGAGCAATGGTAACATTCTCTGACGGTAAAGAACTTGCACCAGAGGTAACACAAATGGAACCAAACAAATTGGATGCAACATTCCTTCAATTAACGGACACAATTCAAAGACAAATCTGTTACGCACATTCTATTGACCCACAATTATTAGGTCTTAAAACACCAGGTTCGTTAGGTAACTCTGGCGAATTAGAATATGCTTATAACATCTTTAATCAAGCAATCATACAACCAGCACAAAAACAAATAGAAAGGGTTTTAAATCAATTGGTAATGATTAATGGTTTGGGTGTTAAGATTAAGTTTGTTGACGTTGAAATCGTTCTTCCAAGTGATACAACAAAAATGACAGAAGAAGAAAGTGAAGTTGAGATGTCAGCTGACGAACAAATTGTTGTAAACGAACACTTAAAAGGAATGACAGGTCGTCAGACACAAGGCTTATTAAGAATTGTTAGACAATACCAACAAGGAAAATTAACTAAAGAACAAGCGAAAATGATGGTGCAAGCTTCTTTCGGATTAACCGATGACCAAGTATCATTATTCATTAAATAAAAAATTAACAGACTATGCCAACATATTTTATATCCGAAACATATTTAAGAAGCAACACGCCTCTTAATCAAAATCTTGATATCAATGATATTGTTAATAACATTGATGTCGCAGCTGATATGTATATCCAACCAATATTGGGTCAAAACTTCTATAATGCATTGTTGGTTAGCTATAGTGCTCAAACACTGACAGCTGATGAAACAACACTTGTAATGCATATTAAACCAGCTTTAGCTTATAGAGCAGCTGAAATGTCATTACCATTTATTCAATATCAAGTTAAAAATAAAGGGCCACAACTTCAATCTGGAGATTTCTCATCACCAATTGACCAAAGCCAATTAAACTATTTGAGAAATGAATTATCGAACAGGGCACAGTTCTATGAGCAAAGGCTTATAAATTACTTGTGTGATAATTCAAGTCTTTTCCCAGCATACACAACTAACAATTCAACAGATATTTCTCCTTCAAGTGCATCAGCATATGACTCTGGATTTGCATTATATGGTCAATTAACGGATAGAGATTTCTTTAAAAAATACGGATAC